TTCTATAGGCAACAAGGATTGGGGCCACTGGATTGTTGTTTTTTATATTTTTTATGAACAATCCAATTTCATTTAATGATTTTGAAACCCCCAATCTTGTAATGTTGTTGCAGGAAAGTTCGTCAACTAAGATAGTATATCTTACAGTGTTTGAGTCTACCCTGGTAATATTTTGTTGTGGTATAATGCCATAGTAAACTCCATTTGTAACCACTGAGTTATTCTTTATTTGATATCCTGATGCGGTAAGTATATCCCCATCTAATCCGTATTCTGCAAAAGAGCTAAGTGGGCTAGACAGATCATTTGTGGAATAAACTTCTCTTAATGCATCTCCACCAACACCTATTTGAAATCTATCTATTTGATAGTCTAGAATGGAGTCTGATCCTGAAAGTGCAAACAGATGGGATAATGCCACACCCATTCCAGATACGATTATATTATGATCATCAAATACGATTTCTTCGAAACCATTACGGTATATTTTAGATATCGTAAGATGCCCTTTAATATTTAAATCTTCTATTAAACTTAATTCCATTTTATACAAACCTTATTTTCCAGTTTAAAACTATTGCAGGAATAGTATCGCATCCTGTTGTAGTATCAAATAATGCTTTAAATCCAGAATCTGATCCAACATCCGTGTAAGTTATAAGATCTCTGTTAAAAGTTTTCTTAGCAAATAAACGGTATTTTCTTATATTATTTAGAGGATTAAATGAATAAGGTGGAGTATTTCCGTCTTTTAACATTTGTTTTATATCCAAACACCACAGACCTATCTGGTATACTCCCCCAAATAAGCTTAGAGATCCACACTCTCCAGCAAACAAACCCCACCTTAGCGAAACTTCAGATGGGAAGTTGGCTTCGGCAGATCTTATGACACCAAAATTTAGTGACTCAGGATTAGTTGCTAAATCTTGGCTATATGCATACAAAACTTTATGAATGCTCAAAGGAGCTTGAGCAAAGTTTAAAAACCCAGAAGAATCCATTAATCCACTTAAATTATAAATACTCCCCAGCAGAGTCCCAGATAATATTAAATTATTAGACGTATCAAATATTTGATACTTAGTTCCGCTGGCGGCAGGGATACCTCCAATTAAATGACTCATAGAGGATAACTGTGGATGAATACTTGGATTTAAGTATTGTCCTAAATCAGGAACCCCGATTGAATAGTTTGGGACAGTTGAGTTTGGCTCTAATCTGACATCAGTAGGCTTAGGCGAGCTTGGATACTGATTATATTTTAAATAAGCCTCTGTTGCAGAGGGGCTATAACTTGATACTGAGGGGGGCCCATAAGAAATTACTTTTATTATTCCATCCCCTGAAGGAGCTAGTATCGTATGTGCGTGATAACGGAATCCAGTAGCATCCTTCCCATAAGATATAGCTTGAAAAGTATAATTAGAGGTATCTAAAATTGCTGACGCTGATGGAATACCCGAAAGGCTCCTATTCATCGTCATGATATCAGCAATGTGTTCTCCAGCTTTATCTACAAACATTTTAATTAATTAGTGTTACTTCGCTTAATATTTGATAGAAAGAGTTTAAAGTATGTGTATTCCAAGTTGGAGTTTCAACATAATTTATTCTGCTTCCCCCGCTGACTTCGTAGTAAGCTTGAGTCTTAGACGCTTCTCTACTAGCTAGTCCTGTGTTATGATACACTCCACGTATATCATTAAAATATTTAAATATGTTAAATATATCTTTTTTAGTTAATTCTACTTTAAATTCTTTGGAGTATATATCGCCATAGTTGGCACCGTTACTAACTCCTGATACAAAAACTTGTGCCATGTCTTTCAATGTCAAGTCTTGCATATTGAATGAAGTAAATAACGTATACTTATTATCCTGAACAGGAATCGTAAATACCTCTATGACATATTTTTGATTTAATCTGTGAACATTATTTGACACGTTGTAGAAGTATGAATCTGGAACTTCTATTGATTTATTTAGTGTGTTAAATGTAACTATCACATCAGTAAACTCTGACTCCAAGAAAGAGTTTATTGCGTCGTTCTCTTTGTTAGGATTGTTAGGAATTAAATATCTTAGACATTGAGTTGTTTGTGATCTGATTACTTCATCTGGTCTTTGATTTGGTAATAAATTAGTATTGATGGAATAATTGTTTACTATTTGACTACGAGTTATGCCTGATGCATCATGTTGAACCCAAACTTTATCTTTTGTGAACGACCATACTTTTCCGTCTTCTACTTCAGTATGAATCCAAACCCCTATAGAAGCTCCACCTAAAGTTCTAGCAGTGGGTTCACTTATTAGGCATTTCAGATTAAATGAAAATTCATGCTCAGGTGTTAAGAAGTTGTATTGAGGTGAAAAATTATTTATTGAGTAGAGTGAATCCTGCCAAGGATATTTTGATATGTTAAATATAATTCTACCAAATCCATCAACTGATGTTTGCTTTATTAGAAGGTTGTCATAGATAAATTTGTTGATAAAATCTTCTGATCTATTTTCTCTACTTAATTTTATTATTGAGAAATTATTCCTGCTGCTGGACCCAGAAGTTTGACAAAGCTCAATCTCAGAAATTAGAGATGACGATCTAATTTCTTTGATTCCAGATCCGTAGTTTAATATTGAACTAGCTAGATAGCATCCACTTGTTAACCCACTAGATGAGAATATTTCACCTCCATAACTTATAGTTTTAAAGTCTGACAATGAAGAAGTTATGAACTGAACTGGGCTATTGTTTTGCTCAATTAAATTGGCTATAATCGTTCCGAATGTATGGGAGAATATATTTGGCCCATGCATTTCTAATATATTTGGAAACAAGTTATGCTGTTGAAATGTATGACAATATTCTCTGTATAGTTTATGAATGTTTCTACCAAATTCAAAATTCAAATAATCATCGAATGAATTTGGGAAGTTTCCACTAAGTTCTGTAGAAGTATTAGCATAACTATCAATTACGTTATACCATTTTCTATTTTTTACATAGAAGTCAGAACTGGTGTAGTAGTAAGCGGAAGCCTCTTCCACTTTTACTCGCTCTCGGATTGAATGTAGGGTTTGAAGAAATGCATTTAACATACCACGCTCAAGAGTGCTGCTTGATTGCCAACCTCTGATTGGGTATGTATTGCTAGTTATAACCCCATTGTAACTGTTAGGAGAACTTAAGGTTTCACATATCCCATATACGTCTGGTAAGCTAGAATAACTGGGTATTGGGACATACTGTAGTGACGAAGGAATAAATCCTAGAGGTATAAAGCTATTGATTGATGTAGTGTAATTTGCAATAGGAGTTGGCATATTGAACCCAGTCCTATCGTAGAATCCCTCTAAAGGTATAATGTTCTTTAGGTTTCTTCTCCTGTGAGATCTTCTAGGCAAATTAGCAATTGTTCCACCAGGGGACGTTAGTGAATCTGTTAGCGAATCTACTGAGCCTCTGGAGAATGTAGCCACAGAGGTCGGTGTCAGCCCACGTTTGTATGTAGCCATAGCTAGGGCAGATCCACCATAGGTTGACATGATGTTTGAACTGGCAGTCAACAAGGCCCCATGATCTGTTTTGTAAAAACTTATATAGTTATTATTAGTGTGAGAATTTGAATAATTTTCCTCATCAGTAATTTTAGCTAAGACATGTGGAATCGAATGCGCTGGGGAAAACTCACCAGCTATTTGCGATGCTATTTTCAAAGTTTCTCTGGTATCAGACTCCAATGAGTTTTTGTTGAAGTCGAACCCTGATGCGTCAAGTATTACTTTGAAGTGAGATGACTTGTTATTCCAGAGCGGTAGATACTCAGATTTAGTATTTGTTATATCCTTTATTATCGAATCCCAGTTTGGTGGGTATTCAACTGAGGATGTGAAGAACAAAAATCCATTTCTTATAGCAACATCTTCAGTTGATAATAAATTAGATAGTATAAAATCTCTTACAGCTAAAGCAAAATCTTGCGGGACTGAATAACAGACTAATTTATCTGCAATAAATTCAATCATTGCCTTTGTGACAACTGATTGAGTATAGTAAGGATACTGCTCAAATGGTGGAACCTTATGATCCGCATCTCGGTAATTAAATACAAAATCTGCGGAGCTTAAAGGAAATAGTTCTCCAGCTAAATAGAAATTAGAAGAGAACTGATAAACTATGTCTTCTAATATTTTATCTGTGCAAGATCTAATATTCTGATCAAAATTATCAAAGGAATAACTAGTTATACCGAGAGATGCGGCTACGTCCTGGGTAAATGTTGAGTAATCTTTCAATAATGTAGACTCAGTTGCAAGGGAATAATAAATTAGATTTGGTATGTAAGACTCCCACTGCTCTAAGACAGTAGAACTAATATCAAATACTTCTTGCCCGAATACCGAGTCTACAGCAAATTGAATAGACTTCTTAGTGCCTGTTGATCTGTAGATGTCAACTGCGTTAGCAAGCTGTAGTCTCCATCTGTCTGGCTCTGACCCGAACAACTTCCACCCTATTAATTCAGCTATTTTTGGTAAAAGATTATCTTCACATCTGTTAAGATCATTGATAATTCCAAGCCTATCAATCGTGTTTTGATAGTCTGCAAACGCCATTGAGAATGCTTTTATGAGTCTACTGAATGCACCGTAATTAGATTTAAGTTCTATTCGATCTCCAATAGTCAAAAAATCATCAATAGCATTCTTTACTCTCTTGTCTGCGGAATCTATCAAAAGAGGAGAGTAAATTACATCAACTAAAGTTTTTAGTTTTTCAAGCTGCTGGGTTCCACTTGTGTAGGATGTCGGGGTTATTAAAGGACTAAACTCCTCAGGTATTGTATTTTCCCAAGAGCATACACTGTAATTTTTCCAAATAAATTCTGTTAGTCCCTTTATTCCATCATTAATAAATATTGGTTGATTCAAATATAGTTTGTTTATAATCAAATCATGAACTATATTTGAAGGGTCATAAGCATAATAAGGACTACCATTATTTAAGAAATATAACCAAGATAAATTAGTTATCAAATACCTGTGATTAGCAGACACAGATCCACCCTGTAGAAAATCTAGTGTAGGTGAATTTACTGTTATCCCAGGTAGTAAAGTATATTTTAAGTAATCTGAAAACTCTGAACTAGAATTAAAGCTCTTTAAACTTATATTTAATGGAACTAATATTTTTCTTTCAAAATCATTTAAATCTATATCTGTTAAATTATTTTGTTTTATAAAATATGGAGCAATTTGTTCAGGATCTCTAAGAGTGCTTACATCTAGAATTGAACTAAATATAGCTATGCAATTTAAATGTGAATTTATTACTTTGTCTAATATATCTAATTCTTTTTCAGTATCTTTATTATCCTCATTAAAATAAAATGGTGGAATTACATACTTCAAAGCAGTATCATAATTAGATTTATAATACTGATTATCGCTGGTTAATTTTGAAATATTAGACATACGAAATGTTTATAGTATAGTTATTGAGTTGAGCTATTTCATTGAAATTTAACTTTATAGCTTCCTTGATATTGTCTACTGTAGCGTATCTAACTTCTTCAACTTCAAATATTTTATACAAAAGTTCTTGTGGGTTAAACTCTCTTCCAAAGTCATTATTGTCTACATTAAAATACTCTTGTATTTTTTGTGATGCTTTGCTCTTTATTGAATTTTCTATTGGTTGATACTTGTCATCGACTTTTAAAGTTATTATAATATCTAGCGTTCTTATTAAACCATCAACCACGACAACTTCGTCAGTTAGCATCTTCTTTTCTTTAATAACTTCCGCTAATTGTCTCTTAAACTCTGGGGTAGCTTTTCGTAGCTGGATGTTGTTAGACTTCTCCAATACATACAAGTCAATGATGTTCGCGGACGAGTAAGCTCTTCTCGTCGCAGCCGTGGCCTTTCCAACGGATCCATAAGAACTAATGTAAGAGTTAGCAAATGCTTTGTAATCTAGTAGGGTCACTAATCTATTTTGAGATCTGAACATCAGAGGGCCATACCTCTTAGCATGTTCAACTGTCTCAGCATCGGCACCACCAGTGGCTTTAGATATGTTCTCTACTGTTAAAGTTATTGGGGTTGGAGTTGCAGCTAGAGAGGAATAGTATTGACAATTAGAGTTTGCATTTATTAACTCTTTCACGATATTACCTCTAGTGCCTCCTCCCGCTCTGTATATTATTGTGTAAGTATCACCTATGGCTGGAACTTTTCCTAAATTGTTATCTCCAAATACTACCGTTCCTCCATAGTTATCGTCCGACAGTAGCTGGAATACTTTGTCATCCCCTGAGGATGCGTAGAATAAGTTATCAACCTGTCTATACTGACCCTCTGTCTGTGCTGTGCCTGATATAAAGGCTTGAACACTTCCTTCAATAACAGGAGACTTTTGAAGTTTTACAGTTTTTAATGCTTCAGTATCAGAGAACTCTCCAGTTTCTTTAATTAAGGAACCCTCTAACAGTATCAAACTAGACAATACTGTATTAGATGCTCTCTCTGCTGCATTTATTATTATGTCTCCGTCTTGATTGCTGAGATCTAAATCTCCATCGACTCCAATTTTGTATAAAGTGTAAGTTATTGGATTTCCATCCTCTGGGGACTGAATAGTTATAACTCTATTTTCTGCGGGAATCTTTACGAATGAATTAACAGACCAAGCAGGCGCACTAGCGAGAGTGGCCTTGGCATCTGCTGCTGCGGCTATCGGACCCTTCATCCTGACCCCAATCAGTTCGAACAGTTTCTTTATGCTCTCTCTGGATCTGGCTGTGCCTATGAAGTTTTCATTAGCCAGATAATCGGCCTTGTAAGACATTACGTGGCCCATGTAAGCTACTAGCTCGACTAACATCATTCCTAAATCCGACTCAGCAAAGTAATTGTAATCCAGGGGATACACAGCTTTGATGTAGTCAATCAAAGATTGTCTTAGGGTCAAGAAATCTTGAGAGGCAAAGTTAATTAAAGTATTCTTATCAAAGTCTTCGACTTTAGCTAACTTTAAAAAATCAGATTCTATTCTGCCGTTGAATACCATTAATTTACCTCTATCTTTACTTCAAAATTAACATTATCTTCTTCTGCTATCGAGCAATATAATTTTATAATCAAGGCACCGTTTTCTATCAGTTTAGAATTTTCGTCAAATAATATTTGAAGTTTATTAACTCTTACATTAGTTGCATAAGTATTTATTGATTCTAAAATTTCTAATCTTATTTGATTAAGTAAATATTGATCCAATGGCTCCATTAAATAATTTTTTAAGTTGGTGCCGAAGTTAGGGAGCATTGGCCGCTCACCCCTGGAAGTCTGGAGTAGCTGTCTAAGATTAGATTTTATGAGTTCTAAATCCGATGACTTCTTTAAAAAATTACCCTCAGAAGTATTTCCAAATGGAAACTTTAATCCATACTTTTTTCCACCTTTAGATTTGGTATCGTAAGAAACTGACTTAACAGGTTCTACGCCATATAAAGTTGTTTGTGAATTTAAAACCATGATTACTTACTGAAGGAAGGATACCAGACATCTATGTTCTTGAAGAAGTCCTTCTGAGACTTATAATTATCTAGTATTTGATTTGAATTTAATGCCTTAGAATATAATTTTAAGCTCCCTATGTAGCCTCTAAGGCCGCTTATAATTCCACCATACTGACCACCCATAAAGTTTCCTTTTAATGCCATGCCGTCAGTATATCCTCCACCTACAATCCAAGGGGTGAAGTATCTGTCAAGCTTTGGGCCACCCTTTAAGTTATCAGGGGCTAAAGCTCCGACAGAGCTTGAGTTATATTCGAAGCTATTTGCCTTTTTGAAAGTTGGTATGTTAGGCATTGTGTAAGGAGGTATTCCAAACACATAGGACAAACTTGAGGTTGCCATCGGCTCCCCATCAAAATAAATTGATATTTTATCTTCTATTGGATTGAGGCTTACTGATATATGGCAAAACTCCTGACCACAAGAAGATAAAGCATTGCCATTATTAATATTATTGAGCCTGACCACCATTGAATGGTATCTGTTAGTCGTTGTGCAAGATTCATTGTCATAAAGATTTCTATTTATAAATCCTACTGAGGAGGAACTTAGAGACTGAGTTGGAGCTAAGAAGAATACTGAAGAACTTACTGGGTTATCATTAGTATTGTTAGATGCCGGAAGTTCTGAGCATAGTCTTCTATCTCTTGTGAAGCCCATCATGAATCCTCGGACGTATTTGTCTCCAAAATCGTTTCTGCTTGCTTCAGTTGCAGAAGTGCCCGCCCCTATGACTCCGGTGTTTTCGTTGGCTAGAACGAGCCTATACAGGCTTGAGACGTTACCTGCGTCGTATCATGAGGCTATGGAGGACAGGTTTGGAACGTAAGTCCAGAAATCTATCGTAGCTCCATTCTTATTATACAATAGATCATTAAATTGAGGAATGTTTGCTATCTTCACATAACTTCCAAGAGCACTTGGGCTGGTTGGTGATGAGCTTGAGTTTACAGTTATTCCCTTAAGGAATGGAATTCCAAGCCCAGACTTAAACACTAGGTCTTGGTCATCACAAACTAACTGCGCGTAGTTTTCCGACGATACAGCAAAATAGTTTTTTAAGCTGAAACTTGTTGATGATGGCTGGTCTAATGTAGTCTCCAGGAAGTTATACATCGAAATCAGCGAATCAGTTGTTAGGGAATTCTCAGCCTGTAGCACCACTGAATCCACGGAAGATATGGAGTAACCGTCGTAAATAATTGCCCCATCTCCAATGCTAGGTAGAATCAGGTGCTCGACAGAAGATTGCTTGGTGTAGACTCTGGGGATAGTTGTAGCTGCGCTAGTTTGTAGTGGGGATACAACTCCTGAAATATCAACCTGGGAAAACATCAAAGCTTTCTGCTTTTGAATATCAAACGATATGTTCAGCCCAGCTAAGTATGAGAAGTCATTAATTGGTATTTGACCTTGATCAAATATTATTTCTCCATTGTATATTGAAGGGAGAGTTACAGCTAATTCTATCTGCTTTTTTCTCTTGTTTATTGACTCTAAGTGGTATGCGTTTTCAGATATGAGAGACTGCTTTAAGTTATAAATTATTGACTCAGGGGCAGAGTTTAGTTCAAGATCAGCTATTTGACCTGAGATATCATATATTCTTTTGTTCTTGGCTCCAATAAGTTGTTGAAGAAACAAGTCATTGTCATAGTATGATTGAAGAATCTGGGAATCGCTGACCTTGGTTGGGTCTAATACTGTGTTTACGTATGACTTCAGATCCTCTGTTGAGAACGAGTCTCCTCTTCCGCCCAAGTTTGGAGCATAATCAAGCATCCATTTCCTGCTTGATCGTAGCGCAGCCCTCTTCTCATTTATAAACGTAAGTGCTGGCAATATTCCGCTGGACTGAGAATCAAAATATATTCCGTCAATAGACAAAACGAATTGCCCATATGTGGATTTTGGTGGTCCATATACTAATCTAAATATTTCCTTTTGCTGCTGTTCTTGTGGAGCGCACTGAAGAGCTAGAGTTGTTCCTGACAAGAATTGAATAGCTTCACAGTTAAAGACTGGCTCTAGGCTAGGGTCTAATGCTCTTGCAGCCAGAATATCATCTATTACTTCTAATTGTGCATTGGCACTAGCAATAAAGTTTTGCGCTTCCTGCATCTGAGCTATCTCAACCGCATACAGGTTGTTTATGTAGTCTTCATACTGCTGGTCTGTAAGATTTGCTAGCTCGTTGGCAGAATTACCATCTCTGTATTTAAGATAATCAGTGTATGTTTTTATACAAGTTCTGATTCCATTTATTTGATCTTCGGCAGCTTGATAATTTTGATAAAGTCTCCCAGCAAAGGCAGTCGCAGCATTGACCAAGCCAAGAGCGTTCCCTAATCCGCCAGCACGATCATATCCATTCTTTGAAGATGCAGAAATAAATATGAACCCACCATTTTCTAAATCCCACTGGATTATACCTAATTTATTTCTTAAAAATTCATTAATACTTTGCATTACACTGTCAGCTAGATCTGCACCCAAACCTATTTCATTTGCTAACCCACCTAAAGTTGAAGTTGGAATTAGGCTTAAAACATCTCTAGCTAACCCCATTATACAGTTAGGGACTCCGAACCCTGTTCCCACTGCTTGAGGGAAGTCCCCTCCCTGGCCTGCTACAGCCGCTGCTGCTCTTAAATCAAATGTTGCCATAGTTACTTACCATAATCATTTATTTTTGGGACACCTATATTTAGGTTAGGTGCAGTTATTCTTACTGTTGAGTTTAAGTCTAATGGAGTTCCAGATCTTCCAACCTTCGTCCCAGCTAACCCAGCGAGAGTTGCCGTTGTTCCTGCTGTAATGTTAACTCCTCTAACAGATTTTAAATTTATATCTCCACCAGAATCTAAATTAATATTTCCGGCTACAGATTTTAAGTTAATGTTAGTCGCAGAATTAATATTAACAGTCGTTCCATATACGTTTATTTCGTTGCTTTTAAGCTGGATAACTCCTAGTGCTGTGGATATCAGGACATTACCAGTAGGACCTTCGGAATAAATATTAATATCCTTCCACTTACTTACTAGGTTGACATTTCCGAACTGTGGAAGAGGG